GATGGAGCATTTGTAGGATCATGCTTTGCTAAAGATCTTATTTCTGCTGACTACTTTATTCCTAGTCCTAAAAGAGTAAGAACATACTTTAATGAAAAAGCCAGTAAAAAATATGCTTATGATTCTTTTATTAATTCCAATAAAGTTATAAGATACCAAGAAGAATTTAGTCCTAGAAGCATACTTCCTGATCCTTTGTATGATCCACATAAGTTAGAAGATATTCAAGTAGGAACAAAGTTAGGTAAAGGTATTCCTATTTCAATGTTTATCAATGCGCCAGGCACTAGATCTACTATGAATCATCTTACAAAAGATGAAAGAATGACAATAGCCAAAAGACTGTATTGCCAAGTTCCATTAATTCTAGGATTCAAATCTAATAAAAAGTTTAGTCAGCACAGCCTTACAGTGACTGAAGGGTTAGTTAAACCTGATTCGACTGAAGCTTTAGTTCAAGGAGACATTAGAGATTTAGGCACACAAGGTAGAGCAGTTGTGTATGAAGTTTTAAATGCTAAAGGCCAGAACGACCCATGGAAAACTTTTGAACTGGCAAATTACTGGAAAGACAATCATATGTTCCAGGGTTTGATTCTTCACTTTGATACAATTGATCCTAATCCAGTATCAGCCGCGCCTTCTCAAGAAGAAGATAACTACTTTTATGAAGGTAAACAATATCATGCAGAAATTATTGTAGTAATGCCTAAAGTAGATTCTTACTATCGTGGTAATTTTGAAAGAAAAGTGCGTACCGATATTAACTTCAGAACGTTTATTCGTAATGGTCTTGGCTTCTTCCAGTATAAATAAAATTAATCATATAAGAAAAGAATTTAAATGGCTGTCACTAAATCACTTGCAATTGAAGATGGAAACTTACAAACACCTTCAATTATTACGACAAGAAAAAGAAACTTTAGCGATTTAGACTTAACCTTTACGGTTAAGACCACTGGTGATGTATATAAAAAAATTGATGCTGGTGCAGTTAAGCAATCAGTAAAAACAATTCTACAAACTAATTATAATGAAAGACCATTTAATCCAACATTTGGTGCAAATTTAAGATCTAAGCTATTTGAAAACTTTACTGCAGAAGAAAATGCTATTGTAATAGAAAATGAAATTAGAAATGTTTTAGCATTTTATGAACCAAGAGCTGCTGTTTTAGTAGTTAATGTTAATGATAATCCAGATAGAAATTCTCTGGACATTCGCGTAGAATTTAAAGTGGTCAATACTCAAGAGATCGTAATACTAGAGACTTCCGTATCGAGGATTAGATAAACATGGCAACTACAATTAAATCGTCTGATTTAGACTTTGACAATATTAAAGCGTCGCTTAAACAATATCTTTCTGCCAAAGATGAGTTTGAAGACTACGACTTTGAAGGATCTGCTCTTTCTAACATTCTAGACGTTTTAGCCTATAACACGCATATTAACGGACTAGTTGCAAACTTTGCATTGAATGAAACGTTTCTCCCTACTGCACAGTTGCGCACATCTTTAGTTAATCACTCTTTAGCATTTGGTTATATTCCAAGATCTAAGACATCTTCTAGAGCTACTCTGAATATTTCAGTTAACTTGCAGTCTGCAGCAGTAAAGCCAGAAACTATCACTCTTCCTGCTGGTTGGGCGTTTACTTCAACAGTAGAGGGTGTAGAATATACCTTTAGAACTCTTATTGATTATATTGGATATGATACTACTGGATCTGGTATTTACACATTTGTTGATCCATTAGGAACTCCTGCTGTAACGGTATTAGAAGGTGCGGTTACCGTAAAAACATTTATTGCTGAGCCAGGTACTGATCGTCAGGTCTATGTTGTTCCTGACCAAAACCTAGATCTTTCTACTGTTGCTGTACAAGTATACGACGATATTAACTCCGATACGTTTACTAGTTATTTTAGTGCGAACGCCACATCTGGTGGTCAGGTTATTTCGTCTATTGATGAAAATACTGCTCTTTATCTTCCACTAGAAACCTATAATGGTTACTGGGAATTTAACTTTGCTATTGGTGGTTTGACAGGAAATAACCCTCAAGAAGGTCAAGTTATTCGAGTGACGTACTTGAAGACGAATGGTAAAAATGCTAACGGAGCTTCTACTTTTACTCCTTCTTTTCCTAATCTAACAATTAATAACGTATCTTATCCTTTAAGTATTAGCACAACAGCAAAGTCTGCGTTTGGCGCAGATAAAGAAACTACAGAGTCTATTCGAGTAAATGCTCCTTTGTCGTATCTTGCCCAAAATAGATTAGTGGCTCCTAGTGATTACCGTGGAGTAATTGCTAACGGAGTCCCAGGTATTAAGTCTATTAATGCTTGGGGTGGAGAAGATAATATCCCTGCCAAGTACGGTAAAACTATGGTGTCTATCGTATATGAAGATACCCTTACACCAGCGCAGATTGCCGGAGTTGAACAGGCTATTAAGTCTAATTTAACAGATCCACTTTCTGTCGTAGGTGTAGAAGCAGAGTTTGTACAACCTACGTTTCAATATATTAACTGCTCAACTTCATTTAAGTATGACGTGTCAGCTACTAACTTAACCGCAGAAGGTATTAATAGCAAAGTTAAAAATGCTATAGGTGCGTACTTTGGAAATAATACCGGTAAGTTTAATGATCTTATTAGAAAATCTAGATTGCAAACTATTGTAGATGCTACAGATGCTTCTATTTTGGGAAATAATATTTCTCTCACAATGTCATCTAGATTTATCCCACTTAAAAATACTGCAGGATCATTTGTAAGATCTGCATACGAAATTAGTTTTTTAAATAGTTTAGCTTCTCCTTTAATGACTGCGGATGAATCTATTATTACTAGTAGCAGGTTTGTGTATAATTCTAAAGTTTGTACTATTAGAAATGCACCATTACATTCTACTAAATTGCAAATTATTGACATTGACCAAAATGTTTTAGTTGATAATACTGGCTCCTATAATCCAACTACTGGAATTATTAATTTAACTGGATTTTTACCAGAGTCTATTCTTTCAGGGGATAATTTTATTTCTATCAACGCTATTCCTAAAGATGATTCAGTATTTAAACCGCTTAGAAATACTTTGATTACTATTGGATCAAATAGTGCTAGTGGTATACCTGATACCAATCAAGCTACTAATACGGTAGGTGTGACAAATTAATGGCTAATATTAAAACTTTACTAGATTATAACAGAAATGACGTGACCACCTATGGTGGACAAGTAACTCCTGTAATTCCTGAGCATTTCAGTGAACAGTATCCTGAGCTAGTAAAATTTTTAGAAGCTTATTATGAATATTTAGATAGCGATGGCCAGTTTGGAAATCGTATTAATGAAATTTTTAGTATTAAAGATATTGATCAAGCTGATGCTGAAATTACAAATCTTTTGTTTCGCGAAAGAGTTCCAGATGTTGATCCAAATATTTTTCCTTCTCCTGGATTTTCTTACAAATTATTGCCTAGTTTCTATAAAGCAAAAGGTACTAGTTTTTCAGTAGACGGATTTTTTAGATATTTTTATCAATCAAACATAGAAAAGCGCCTACCTAGACATGATATGTTTATTATTGGAGAAAGCGAAATTGGCGCGCAGTCTCAAAAATATATTCAGGATTCGTATTTTTATCAAATCTATTCAATTCTATTAAAAACTGATATTCCAGCATCTGCATATTCTGAGTTTTATAAAAACTTTTTGCACCCTGCTGGATATGCTGCTTTTTATCAAAATAGTTTTGAAGAAATAGCATCACTAACTTTTTCTGCAGTTACTGATATTATTGAGCTAGATCTCGGACAGTTCTCTGCATCTAATACTGTTGAGACTACAGCTTCTGTTGATTTTGGAGGAATTGGCTCAGTGACACATACCGATTCTAGTTTGGATAGGAGATTTTATGCAAATAAAGCCTTTAACTTCTATAATGAATACGAGAAAGCATACTACGAAAAGAGTGACGGTATTCTTGCTGATTCTCCATACAATAGTCAATATGTAAGCATTGCAGATTTACTGGATCCTAATTCACCAAGATGGTCAAGTGACGTAGATAGTAGTGAATTAGCCTTTAATATGTCCGACTCTAATACTGCACGTGGAGACTTTAGTGATAGTGCTGATTCAGGAACGTTTGATACAGTATCACCATTCCCAGGCATTAAGTTCTCTAATGCAATCGAAACATTCGATGAAGACCAGTTTAATTTCTTCGACGACTTTACTTACGTTGATTCTGCCGCTATGTTAGCAGGATCTTCTACAGAGTGATTATAAATAAATTTAAGATTTTTATATAGGAAATGAGTAATGCCAACTTACTTCGACGCTAGTCAACTAATCGATCTGGGTACAGCGCCAAACGCTAATGATGGCGATACCTTAAGAACAGCTGGTTCTAAGATCAACACAGCTTTGCAAGATATTGACAGTGCTTTGGATGCACTCGATTCTGATTTTAGAGTAGCCTTTGATTCATCTCAAATTGGTACAGATGCAATTAGTACTGTCAAGATTCAGGATGGCGCTGTTAATTCTGCAAAGCTTACTCCAGGTAGTTTAAGCAATACTGTATATGCAGGATCGCTAAACTTTGACTCTACTGCAGCTAATGATATTATTACTATTAATGCTTCAGGACAAGTTGGCATTAACGATACTACGCCTAGCTATCAGTTAGACGTAAGATCTAGTACAGGCGCTAGTACAGCAAACTTTAGTGCAGGCAGTAATACTACTATTAATCTTTACTCTGATAACAACGCTTCTGGTCCATTTAGATTTGTATCACAGGATGATGCACTATACTTAAAAGCTCAGGCAGCTGCTATTAGCACTGACAACTCTTTTATTAAGTATGATGAACCGTCTAATAAGCTTAGACTGATGAGTGGCGCATACCTAGATAATGCTGGTAATATGGGTATTGGTGTTGCTGCACCACAGACTAAGTTGGATGTCAATGGTACTATTCGTGCATCTAACGTTTCTTCTGGCACGCCAACAGCTGCTGTAGAGCTTCTTAGTACTGGCGGCATTGAAATTACTAACGCTACTAGCTCAGGCTATATCGACCTAAAGAATAACAATGGCGAAGACTATGATGTACGTCTGGCTACTAACTCTGCTGGTGACTTCTCCATTTCCACGCTTGGCACTACAAAAAGATTAACAGTTCTTGATACTGGTGAGGTTGGTATTGGCACTGATGCACCCACGCAAGAGCTTCATGTAGTAGGTCAGATTCTCAGTAGCGCTACTAGTGGAGATAATGCAGGATTAACTGTAACAACTGGCAGTAACGGCGTATCTTCTATTACTATTGATAATAGTACCGGTAACGTTCAGCTTAGAAAAGATGATGGATTTAGTTCTATTAGAAATAGTGATTCTGATGAATTCAGAATTTATGGTAATGGAGTACATAACTTTACGTTCCAGCACGATGGAGACTTTTTTGCACGTGGTGACGTAACAGCATTTGCGTCTCTTTCTGATAGACAATTAAAAGAAAATATCGAGAACATTCCTAATGCTCTGGAAAAGGTTTCTAAGATTAACGGTGTAACCTTTAACTATATTGGCTCTACAGAGTCTATGACAGGCGTGGTTGCGCAGGAAGTACAAGAAGTTCTTCCAGAAGTTATCTACGAGACAGTGGACAATACACGAGAAGATGGTAGAGCACTTGCAGTTAGATATGGTAACATGGTTGGTCTTTTGATCGAAGCTATTAAAGAATTAAAAGCCGAAGTAGAAGTCCTTAAGAATAACGAATAAATAGTTACAATAAACCAACTGAGTAGGTAACATGACAAAGCAAATATTAGATCTAGGCACTACTGCAAACGACGGAACTGGCGATACGCTTAGATCCGGAGGTGATAAGATCAATGATAATTTCACTGAGCTGTACGGCATTTTAGGTGGCGATGCTAGATCTTCTACTGCTGGCATAGTACTAGATAGTAATGGTATTAACTACATTGAAGGAGCTTATACAGTACAGCTTAACTTTGTCGTTGATAGTAATGCTACTGTTACCCTTCCACATAAAGATGGTAAAGTTCCTGTTGTAGAGGGAACTGGCGCAGCTGCTATTTTAGACTTGGCTGACTCTGCCAATGGCACTGGCGCTAAAGTATTATTCGGTAATAAGTATGATAGTGCTGGACTTCTTCCTAGTGCTACAGTCTATCACGGCATGTTTGCACATGTACACGATACTGAGCGCGCGGTTTTTGCCCATGCTACAAATTGGATTAATCTTATTGACAGCGATGTGCTTTCTAGTAAAGATGCTTCATACAATGTAGACATGAATGCCGGAACAGGACAAACTAACTTTACTAACATTAGACTTACTACCCCATATATTACGTCTGCGATTGTAGATTCTAATGCCAATGAAATTTTAGGATTAACTAGTACCGGTGTACCAGCAAATTATCTTGAGATTTCCTCTAATGCTTCTGCGGTTCCTAAGGTCGCAGCCGTAGGAGATAGTAATGACGTTGGTATTGAAATTGCAGCCAAAGGCACTGGTTCAATTTGCCTAAATAAAACCGCGTACAAGCCGCAAGAGATGGTTGCAGATGGGAATGTTAGTGATACTGCATCACTTATTATTCTAAATAAAACTGGAGCTTTAGCTGCGGACTTAATTGATGGTACTGAAAATGGCGAATATAAAATCTTTATTAATAAGAGTACTACAAACGCGGTAATTACTCCTGCATCTTTTACTGATACTAGTTTTACCCTAGCGCAAAATGCTACTGCTCAAGCTATTTGGTTTACCGATACCTGGTTCTTAGTCGGTACCGATACCGGCGTAACAGTTACTTAAGAAGAGATAAAACATGCCCGCAATTATTACAGATGATACCAAGAAGCTTTTGATCGAAAAGATCATCACTGATACTTCCGACTCTGCCACTAGATATTTTATTGGTATTGGCAAATCTGATACGTGGCAGGACTCTACAGATGTTGTACCAATTGCTGGTCAAATAGTTAATTCTGAAAGAGAAAAGACTAATTTTAGGTCTAATTTACAATCAGTAACTTTAACAAATACTGTTAGTTTTGTTTCTAAAAGATATAACTGGTCTTCAGGTACCATTTATCGAGCATACGAAGGTGATGTATCTGCTTTAGGTAATACTACAGCTAACGATACTGGAAATGGCCAGTATTATGTAATTACTTCTAACAACAGAGTATATATTTGTCTTCAACAAGGTAAAACTGCAACAGGTCAAATTAACCCATCTTTAAATAATCCAGGTGACAATATTCTTCCAACTGAAGGAACTAAACAGCTTGGTGACGGTTATATTTGGAGATTCTTAACAGTATTAGATCCAACTAAATTAAATGACTTTGCAACTGCAAACTTTATCCCAGTTGAAAAAGTCGACTCTGCTACAGGCGGCGGCTTTAACACTATAGCGGAACAGCAACAATTAGCGGTACAGGCTGCAGCAACTGCAGGTGAAATTGTTGGATATAAAATTGTATCGGGTGGAGCTGGTTATGCATCTAATTCCACTGCAGTAGTGCAAGGTAATGGATCTAGCGCTACTATTAAGTTAACAGTTAGCGCAACAACAGGCGCAGTTGTTAAAGCCGAAACTGATTCTAATGGATCCGGTGGATTTGGATTTGGATCTGGATATGATTATGCTGATATTAAAATTACTAGTAGCAGTGCTCCTACAACTGAAGCTGTTATTCGCCCAGTTATTTCTAAAAATGGCGTAGGTAAAGATATTAGAGATGATTTAAGATCAACTTCTATTATGTTTAATGCTAAACTAACAGGATCTTTAGGATCTGGCGACTTTTTGGTAGGACAAGAATTTAGACAAGTAGGTCTACTTAGAAATATTACAAAGCCTAATGATTCAGATTTTACTGCTTCCACAGGTAGCGCGCTGCGCCGTCTTACTGTTTCAGGTACAGATTTACTTAAAGATATGAACATTGTAGGTGGATTTACTGGAGCAAAGGCTTTTGTAGATGACGCTATAGTTGATGGTGGAAATACCACTCTTTTATATCATCAAAATGAAAAATTAGGATTTACTCAGTTTTCAGCAAGCGATACTGGTGTAAATGCAATTCATAATGTTTTAGATTCTAATAATGTTGGTAACTTTGTATCCGACTCAAACGGTGAAATTAATCCATTTTCCGGTGAATTGCTTTATATTGATAGCCGCGCTGCGATCACACGCGACTCCGCAAGTACTGAAGACGTTAAAATCATTATTCAACTTTAAGATTTAAGAGAGTAAAAAATGCCCACAGCTTTTAGCGATACCACATTCTCTAGTACCTATAAGGACGATTTTAATGATAGTGATAACTATCACCGAATTCTATTCCGATCGGGTCGTGCACTTCAAGCAAGAGAGCTTACACAGGCTCAGACCATTATCCAGAAGGAAATGGAAAGATTTGGCCGTAACATTTTTAAAGAAGGTGCGGTAGTAAATCCTGGAGGCATGTCGCCTGACCCGGACTATGAGTTTGTAAAGCTTCAAGGTACTCCTACTAATATTGCTGCAGGTTCAATTATTGAAGGTGGCAATGTTACTGCTCGGGTAATTGAATTTGTTCAGCGTGTTGACGACGATAACCCTGCTACGGCTTATATTGAATATACTAATGTTTCGAATGTGATTGGTGGATCTACAACAATTAGATTTGCATCTAATACAGAGTTGAGTGTCACAAACGGAAGTGGTACTGTTACAACTTTACAGGAAACTCCCGGAGTTCCAGTTGTAGGAAAAGGATTTAGAGTTACTGTAAATAAAGGCGCATATTTTGTACAGGGGCATTTTGTACAAATGGATGCACAATCTTTAATCGTTAGTAAGTACAGCAATACCCCAACAACAGATATTGGGTTTATTATTACTGAAGATATTATTTCTTCTGATGATACTGATGCATTATTTGACAACCAGAACGTAGAACCTAACCGTACAGCGCCAGGTGCTGATCGATATAGAATTAGACTTACTCTTGCTACTTCAGATACGGCAGATAGCGCAGACAACTTTATTACTACCAATAGCTTCATTGAAGGTCAGCTACAAAGCGAAATTGATCGTAACCAGTATAATGTGTTAGGCGATGAATTAGCCAAGCGCACTTTTGAAGAGTCTGGTAACTACGTTGTAGAAAAATTCACTGCTAATTTTAAATCTAATACAGATACCTCTAAGCTTACACTTTCTGTTAGCCCGGGCATTTCGTATGTGAATGGCTTTAGATATCAAGAGCCAGTAAAAACTGACATTACAATTAATAAGTCTAGAGCTACTGAGGTAGTTGAGTCTGAAGCGATTAGTGCTAGATACGGTAACTATGTTCAGATTGATACGCTAAAAGGTCTTCCTGATGTAGGAACATATGCAAAGCGTACACTTTTCAGCAATACCAATGGTTACGATAATGGTACTGGAACAGGAATAGGTACAGCAAGAGTTAGACAGGTTACTCAGTCTGGTGGATATTACAGATTCCATCTTTTTGATGTAAACTTCGATGCTCCTGAAGATGGATTCAGAGACATTA